ACGCCGCCTTCTTCTCCTTCACCGGCGGCAGCAGCAACTGTCCGGCGACCTCCTCCAGCTCGAGCCGGCGCTCGGGCGTCGGGGCGCTCTGCGCAAACCAGCTCACGGCGTTGGACAGCCGCGCCTGTGTGTTGCCCCGCGGGAGCATCTCGACATCACCATCGGTGAACAGCTCCCGGATCTTGTCGATCTCACCCTTGAGCAGACCCATCTTCGGCAGCTCGGTCCACGCCTCCTTCGGATCGATGCGCTTCTCGAGCGCCTCGCCGATGCGAGCGACGAGTCCGTTCACCTTCTCGGGGGACAGCACCTGGTGGACCATGTCTTGAACCGCCGAGACTTGGGTCTTGGTGTCGAGCAGGTAGGTCTCCTTGCTGAACTCCATGTCGTCCGACAAGCGCTTGCCGAGGTGCACCTGGCGCATGACCTGCTCGAGCGTCGCGGTGTTCGTGCAGACCAGGCGCGTGCAGAACGCGTTGAGCCCGAGCACGCCCTTGCCGAAGTCGGAGTTCGAGAGCTGCAGCCCGAACGCCAGGACCTCCTCCATGCCGCGCTTCGCGGACGGCTGGAACACCATGGGCAGGATGGCCTTGATGGCCCAGCGGAGATCTCCGCCGATGCCTTCCACCGGAACCGCGCCGATCTTTCCGCACGCCTTGGCGAACGCTTCGATGATGGGGCCCGAATCCATGCGCTTGAACGAGTTCGAGAGGACGCCACGCACCTGGTTGTCGACCGACCGGACGAGGAGCTTCTTGTTCTCCTCCTCCTTGAAGATGCGCGCCAGGTTCTCGACGATCAGCTCACGGCCGTAGGGTCGCTCGAGGAGCCGGTTGACGTACGTCCCTGGGACGCCCGCACGCTCGCAGACCTGATCGAGCGCGTTCTTGTGGAGACTCTCGTTGAAGTAGTTCTTCGCCTTGCGGTTGCGCAGCCCCATCATGAGGCCCTTGGCGTCGTCGCCGTTGACCGTGAACTCGAGGGTGGTCGAGTCCGCGATGCAGTCGACAGGCGTCTCGCGCTGCACCTTCTCGATGACGGACATCGCGGAGGCCTGGGTCTTGTGGATCATCTCCTCGAGCTTGACCTTGAAGCCGGCGGTCGCCTCGCCGAGCGCGACGTCGTAGTCTTTTTCGCTGTGATGGATCATCTTCTTATCCTTCTAGTTCTTCTTGGTTTCTTGTAAAACAATTGGACGCACCAGAAGCACGTCACGAACTTGTGAGTCTTGCGTGTTCTGCCCTGGCGTGGATGGCCCTCTATACGAGCCATGCCCAGGCCATGGTGGACGATGCCCATGTCATCCACCCAGTTCATGTGTCAGCTCTTGTAACGCTCGTTGTGCGTCGGGTCGCATACGATGACCTCGCCATAGTCGTCGTTGAAACCTTCTTGATGATGCGGCGTCACGAGCCACAGCACCGGAATTTCCTGCGGCAGACGATTCTTCACATTGACCGCAGGCGCATAGCCGTCGGTGTACACCACGACGATGTCCGGGGATTTGTCGCTGTCTTGCGTGTACTGCTTCATGTGGGTGAAGTACGCGTCGAAGTCCGTACCTCCACGCCCCACCATCTGCCCCGGGATTTCATCTCCCGAGTGCAGCAGAACATCCAGGTGCGTAGCCGCATCGCCCTGCATGTAACGAATCTCCATGTTGTCATCCACCGCCAACATGTGCTGCAGCTCGCTCTTCACGATCTCGAGCGACTCCGTACTCATCGAGCCCGAGGTATCCACGTAGAGGAACACTCTCCACGCCTTGTCCCGCACGCGACCAGGCGTCGGGATGATGTGACAGTCTTCTTCCGCCAGCGCGAGCAGCATCCGGTTGGGTTGGGCAACGCTCCGTCGGTGCTTGGACGTTCTCGACATCTTCGCGCGCGTCGCGAAGATCTCCCACCACGGCACGATGGGCTCGGCCAGATAGACCTCGAGCCACTCTTCCACACCGCCCGGCAGCGTCCCGCGACCGACGCCGCCCATGGAACGCACGACCGCACGCAACGTCTGCTTGAGCTGTTCGCGGATGCGATGCGCCTGCGAGAGCAGCTCGTCGGACGTCATGTCCTTGAACGTCGAATTGCCGAAGCCTTCGCTGTCGCCATCGCCGTCGGGGCCTTCGCTCTGCCCCTGGCCTCCCTGCCCTGGGTTGTCTTGTTCCTCTCCGTTGGTCCACATCGAATGGTCCGAGCCGCCGAGCAGCCCCGTGACGTCGATGACCTTGACCTTGCGCATCAGCGACCACTGGTAGAACTCGAACGAACCCTCGAGGGGCAGGTCGAACTTCTCAGGCAAGCACATGCCGTTTTTGGGATTGTCCGGAGCGTCCGGATTAGCCTCCTTGATCCGGTTGAGCAGGAGTGCTTCCGTTTCATCGAAGCCCTCATGCTTTCGCAGCATTGTGTTGATCGCGCAGTCCATGCTGATGTTGGCAACCACACCCGCCTTCTTGCGCTCCAGCTCGTGCCGACAGAGCGCCAACAGTTCGAGGTAGCGGGGGATGTGATCGAGCATCAGGTGCAGCAGCTCGTGTTCGAGCACGAACGCCGCCATCTTGAGCGTCAGCAGGCTCATGAACTCAGGGTCGTAGAACAGCACCGCCCGACCCTCGCGGATGCCAACCGCGATGGTGCCAAAGCCCGGTCGGGCCACCCGTTCCATGCTCGACGCCAGACGCCCGTACAGTGGCTTCTTCTGCAGCAAGTGGATGAAGAATTCACTGATCTTCAACTTCATGTTTTTCCCCTATAATTCCGTCATGGCCGTTGTGGACCAGTTCTCCGATCCCGTCATGGCGCACCTGGTGCGTCGTGTCTCTGACCGTCCCAAGCTCGCTACGGCGATCCAGGACTTCGACGTCGATCAGGAGGAGCGTGACGCGCTCCCCGCGACTGCCTTCGCGTGGTCCGAGAAACGCGCCTTCCCCATTCACACACGCGAGCACGCGATGATCTCGCGGGTCTACCGTGAGGGCGTTCCGAACGTTCCTGCGCACGTCGACCGTGCCATCAAGGAAGCGTGCGAAGTCTTCGGTGTTGACGAAGGTCTCTACGCTCGCGCCAAGGTGGCCGCCGCACCCGAGCCCTCCGACAACTACCTGCTCCCCGATCTCCGTCGTCTCCGGGTGACCGAGGCTGCGCACGTCAAGACCGCCGAGGAGAAGCTGCGCACGGAAGGGCGCAAGCTCTCCGTCGAACACCGCGCCTTGGCGAGCCGTCGTCTGGTCGAGAAGGCTGCGTTCTACGGCGTCAACGTGCGTGACGAGATCCGCAAGATGGCAGGCATGACCGTCACCGATCGCCAGCCCCTGGTGGACTGGCTCGAGGCTCGCCGCGAGGCCGCACCCATCGAGCACAAAGACGGCTACCAGAAGCTCGCGAACGCCGCCAAGCGCATGCCCGCAGAGCTGCGCGACCGTCAGCAGCAGATCAAGCTCGCCGAGGCCATTGGTGAGATGGACGAGCTTGCCGGGCTCGATCGCTACTACGACCGCAAGCTTCCCGACCCGCTCATGACGGTCTTCAACTCGAGCAAGGTCGCCGGCCAGGGCGTGACGCTCGCAGGGCGTTTCCTGCCGATCGAGCGCGTCGCGTCCTACCCCTCGACGTTCTACTCCGACATCCTGGGCCCCGACATCGTGCGCGAGGCTTCGGACACGTCGGGCCAGATGGACCATCAGCGCCTCGCTCAGGTGCTCGAGACGCTGCCCGTCGACATGCAGCGCATGTTGTCCGCGCAGATGCGATAAAGGTTCGCCGTGAGCAAAGACCTTCTTCGCAATCCGGACACCGCCGCCGTTGTCCTGATGAAGGCAGCCCATGCGCTGCTTGGGGACTTTCTCACGTGGGAGCCCGAGTCGATCTGGCTCGAGCTGCAGCACCAAGGCGTCGACTTGCCTGAAGGCAACCGCGCCAAGATTCAAGCGGCGGTCGCTCTTCACCTCGTCCCGTCGTTCTACTGGGACGGCATCGTATTCGAGAAGACGGCCCTTGCCTTCGACGGCATGGTGCCCAACCCCGAGATCCTCGAAGAGGCCTCGCCAGGAAAGCTCGCCTGGGCTGTCATCGAAGCCGCATGGGTCATCCGCTTGGCCAAGAACGCCACGTGGGAGTTCAACAGTGAACCTCGCGCCTACGCCGGCGTGATTCTGTCGCGCGCAGGGTTCGTGCTCGCGCCCGAGCAGCTCGCCTTCGCGCAACCCGTCCTTGACCGGGAGCGGTTCCACAAACACCTGCATGACGAAGTGAAAGAGCGCTGGGCGCAGGTCAGCAAGGACAACCTGACGGCGTTGAGTCTTCAAGAAACGCCCGTCGACGTTCAGATCGCACGCCTCGCCGCCGTCGAACTGCACGTGCGTGAGCGTCGGGCACATGCTGAGCGAGACCTGGCTCGCGTTGCATGACCTCATGTCGGATTAGCTTCCTCCTTCTGCGCCGCAATCTTCGCCTGGTGCAGCCGCTTGAGGCCGTCCATGAAGGAGGGCTCCTGTCCCATCTTCTGGTTCAACGTCTGCAAGAAGTTCTTGTGCTCGTTGCCCAGGCGGTTGGCCTCGTCCGTCATCGCCTGGATGAACTTGACCAGGATCTCCTCGGGCAAGTCTCCGACGAAGACCGCGAGCTGCTTGACGATCGTTTCGGGCGGCTTCGTGATGTCCATGAAGATGCGCTTCGCGAGGCCATCAGCCAGCTCGGTCACCTTGTCCAGCCGTCCGTCGCCCTCCTTGGGGAGGTACTTCTTGAAGCGCTTGCGCGTCTCGGAGTCAGGGCCGTAGCTCGTGAGCACATCGTCCGGCGTGACGACGAGCGTGTTGTCACGCACGAAGTCGAGGAACGCAGTGGCCGATGCCGTACCGATCGCACCGGCGATGGCCGCACGTCCGATCGAACTGTTCAGCGGGATCTTGGCCTCCTCGAACTGCGTGCAGAGCCGCGAGACCGTCTCCCAGGTTGCCGGACACGCGAACTGCTTGCCCGCGAGCGCCGCCTGATCGTCGTACCCGTGGCTCGGCTGTGCACCGAGATGTCCGATGACGTGCTCGTGGAAGTTGGCGTCGATCGCATACTTCATGAAGTCGCCGTAGTTATAGGCGACGCCGACGGGCAGAAGCCGCCGACGCATCGCGGGGTCACGCTCGAACTCGTTGACGTTCATCCCGCCGCCCGACGGATTCATGGTGACCACGATCTGGATGCAGTCGTGGAGCTTGATGTCGCCGATCATGCGGTCGCCGATCAGCACGAAGGCCGCGCGCGTAACCGACTTGTCGACGGCGCGATTCAGCTCCTCGATCGCGAGGATGGGACACATGTTCTTGGGGACCTTGCCCTTGTACTTCTTGTCCATCTGCTCCGCCCACTCGACGACGGGCTGGAACAGCCGCGGAACCCGCTGATCGAAGTAGAGCTTCGTGTCGCTCGCAGTGGTCGGGATGAAGAAGCCCTCCTGGGTCGCGGTCGGCATGTGGAGCGGCACGTAGGGCACGCCCTTGCCGCCGTTGCGCCGCTTTGCAACCTGCGTCGGAATCGCGGTCTTGCCGATGCCCGACGGACCGATCGCACACACCACCGTGCGTGTGCCCGCGTTCAGGTCGATCAGCTCCTCGAAGACGCGGGGCGTGACCATCTCCACGCCAAGCTTGGAAGCGAACGTCTCCTCGATCGAAACCTTGGTGTCAGCCTTGCTCATGTCATTTCCTTTGGAACGTTGAAGCGTTGAAGCGTTGATATGACGGAAGAGGTTTATCGTTCAACCATCGCGCAGGGGATGCTCTACGTCGACGGCAAGCCGTTGTCACTACAGGACTACCCGATGTTCGGCGCGGTGTACGACGGCAAGTACCCTCGCATGCTTTTGAAGTGCGGACGCCAGGTCGGCAAGTCCGTGTCGCTCGCCTCCTTCATGATCACAGAGGCGTTCGCGATTCGGGACTTCAAGTCCTACTACATCTCGCCGTCGCAAGAACAGACCCGTAAGTTCTCGCACACGCGCGTTGCCAAGATCTTGGCGTACAGCCCGGACCTCAAGAGAGGCTTCGTCAACTCGGGCTCGATCGACAACGTGCTTCTGCGCATGTTCACGAACGGGTCCGAGATGGCGTTCACCTACGCCCTCGACGACCCGGACCGTGCCCGTGGTTACTCCGCTGACCGATGCAACTTCGACGAGGTCCAGGACATCCTGTACGACTCGGTCATTCCCGTCATCGAAGAATGCATGGCGAACTCCCCGTTTCAGTACTCGTCGTACGCGGGCACTCCGAAGACAATGGAAAACACCATCGAGGTTCTGTGGTCTCAATCCACACAGACCGAATGGTGCATGCGTTGCAAAGCCTGCAACAAGTGGACGTTCATCGCGAGTACGAAGGGCCTCGGCAAGATGGGCCCTATCTGTCTTGGTTGTGGTGCATATCTCGACCCCCGCAAGGGACAGTGGGTCGACATGTGCAAAGACAAGTCGGTCGGCATCAAGGGCTTTCACATCTCGCAAGCCATCATGCCCGTCAACGTGCCTGCTGCATGGCAACCTGGGACCGCGGGCTACGAGGCTGCCGTCGAACGCTGGGGCAAGCTGCTCTACAAGATGGACTCGCCCATCTACGGCGAATCCCGATTCCTCAACGAGTGCATCGGCGTCAGCACCTCGACGGGTGTTCGTCTGCTCACGAAAGAGATCCTCGAGGCGCTGTGCGATGAAACGCACGAGATGACACGGCTCCCGTTGCCGCTGTCCAAAGAGGGCATCGTGCGCACGACGGCGGGTGTGGACTGGTCGGGCGGTGGAGCTGAGATCAAGGGCAGCGAGGGGCTGTACAAGTCGCGCACGGTGCTCCACATCTGGGGCCAGCAAGCCGATGGCCGCCTCAGGACGCTTTACTACAAGGTCTTCCCGAACGGACACGCGCTCGGCTGGGTCGAGGAAATCGTCGAACTGTGCAACGCCTGGGGCGTGCAGATGCTCGTGGGTGACGCGGGTGAAGGCGCCATCGGAAACTCGTACCTGCGTGCAAAGCTGGGCGACCATCGCGTCACGTCCATTCGCTACATGTCGCTGTCGAAGCCGTACGAGTGGAACCCGAACGCGCTGGTCTACAACGCAGACCGCACCACGATGATCGACAACTACGCGCGCCAGCTACTGCACAAGCAGGTCCTCTATCCAAACCTGCGGCAGTCGCAGGCGGCCATCGGCGACATCCTCAACGTCTACGAGGAAGTCACGATGCAGGGCCGCAAGGTGTGGCGCCACTCTCCGACGATGCCCGATGACTGCCTGCATGCACAGCTGTTCGGCTGGTTCGCGTGGATCATCCTGACGCAGAACTACAAGTTCTTGTAGCGTTCGCGGAGAAGGACTCGAACCTTCATAAACGACGTCAAAGGCCGTTGTCCTGCCATTAGACGATCCGCGAGAATCGGACGCCCCGACCTACCGGGCGTTTTGCCGGAACGTGCAATGGCTCAACCTTGGTTGTATGCGGACACTTTCCATAGATAGACCTACCCAAGTTACAGTTCCAACATAAAATACGGTATCCGGTAGGCAGCCCTTGTTGGATTAACCAACGATAGAAATGGACGCCCCATTTGCCGAGTTCCTTGCGGTGTTTATTTCCATTTCCATGGACGTGATCCACCGTAAGAAACTTGTAGTTCGATTCTTTGCACCCCGTGCATGCGCACCGTGGATGCGTACCTCCGTAGTGGCGGAGTACAAGTGCCCGGAGCCTTTGTTTGTAACGATCGGACGCTTCTTTATTGCGTCGTTTACGATCGTCTGGTTCGATGTATTTACGCTTAGCCCAATCATGCTTACGCGCCTGTAGTAGTTTGGTGTGCTTTGATGCCTGGGCCATAAATCTCCATCAGGCGAAGAAACACCTCACGGCAAGCACGCGCATCCGCAAGTGCAGAGTGTGCGTCAACGTGATTGATTTTGAAGTATGCGGTTAACGTCACCAGCTTGACGTTGACTAACAGTCCGGCGCGCAGCAAAGGCATCGCCAGCGACACCGTGTCGAGCGAGTGGTAGCTGCCTGGCCAACGCATCTTATGCTCCGCGAGAGCAGCCTCGAGGAACGATTTGTCGAACGGCGTGTTGTGACATACGAGCATCGTATCCTTCGCCATGCCAAGGACCTTGACCAAGGCGTGACTGGCGGGGATTGCTTCGCTAGCCCACTTCTCTGCACTGTATCCATTGATAGCAGCGGCCTCGGCCTCCACGGGCTTTTGTGGAAAGACCTTGGCCACATACTCACCCTGCACGTCTTGCCCACTCGGGTCCGTCCGTATGCATGCGACTTCAACAAAGTCATGCTTGGTCGGAGACAAGCCTCCCGTCTCGAAATCGAGGAATAGGAGGTCGTGGTCTTTCAGTGCTGGGCGTGCCATTGATGGTCCTCAGTGAAATCTTATACCAGAAAGTTAGGTTTATTTGGCAAGCACGACCGCGCGAGGAAGGCGGTCCTGGAGATCTTTTTCGTGACCACACGTCCAACCATCTCCCCCGCACGTGACCTCCAGGTCGATCGACACCTGACACTCGCCGTGCGGGATCCGGAGGAATACCACCACCAGGAACGCGATGAGCCACGTCACGACGCCGTCTCCGCGATCTCCTTGATCGCCTCGCGCTCGGCCCGCTCTTCTTCATCCTCACGCAGGTCGTTGAGGGACTCCTCGTCAAGCTCCGCAAGGAACTCTTCGTCCTGCGTGAGAACCTTGGGCGGGTTCTTCTTGATGTAGTCCGCCAAAGCGATCGTCTCGCCGTAGTTCGGACCCACGCTGACGTCGTGCGCGAAGTCCACTGGCAGCCAGGGGAACTTCTCACGCACACGCTTGACGCAGTAGTAGTCGAAGAACGCCTGGGCCTCCCCGAGATGCTTCTTCTTGATGGTGCCCACGATCGAGTCGTGGACCGTGATGCAGCACCGGCCGCCGAGCTGGCCGATGTTCTCGAAGATCTCGACGAGCTGCGCCACCACGATGTCCGAAGACGTCGACTGGATCTTCATGTTCTTGCCGCGACGTTCCGCCTGGCCACGGAAGAACCCGTTGACCGTCTGCAGCGGGAACCGCCGGCGCCGCCCGAACAAGGTCTCGACGAACCCCTTGTTCTTGATCTGCGCGACGACCTCATCCATGTAGCTCACCAAGGACGGGAAGCGCAGGAAGAGCTTGTCGATGACGGCCTGCGCGGCCTCTTCCGAGATGCCCGCGGTCTCCGCGATCTTGCGTGCCATGGCTCCGTAGAGGATGCCGAACACGACACGCTTCACGGTGGTGCGCGTCTTGGACATCTCGTCGTCGATGTCCTTCTTGGCCTCGACCTCCTCGTACGGGATGCCGAAGATCTCCTGCGTGAACCAGCTGTGCACGTCGAGGCCGCTGTTGAGGGCGTCGATGAGCGCCTTGTCGGGCGCGTATGCCGTGAACACGCGAATCTCGGCACCCTTCCAGTCGACGTTGAAGATCACTTCCTCCTCGGGGTCGTCCGGGATGAAGATCTTCTTGATGTTGACGCCGGCCAGCTTCTTGGGCTGATTCTGCATGTTCACATTCGATGAGGACAAACGCCCTGTCGACGTGCCGTGCAAGTGGAAGCTCGTGTGCAAGAAGCCGTCGTACTCCGACAACATCTTGATGTCGTGCACGAAGCCGGTGAGGGCCTTGTGCGCAGCACGGTACTCGAGCAACGCCTTTGAGAAGATACACTTCTTGCGTTCAACGAACGCCTTGAGCATCTTCTTGTCGGTCTTGTTCTTCTGGGACTTCTTGTTCTTCTCGATCCAGAGGTCGTCGTGTGGTTGACGTGTTCCGTCCGCCTGTGGAACGCCGTAGTTGTAGAGGATGTGTGCGATGTCTGATGTCGAGTTGGGATTGAACTCGATTCCAGCCTTCTTCTTTTCGGGATCCCACATCCCGAGAAGAACGTTCTTCTTCTCCTCAACAATCTTGCCCAGGTCGATCTCAAGCTTCTCGATGTAGGGCCTATCAACACGGAAACCGTGGAACTCCATGTTCCCAAGCACACGTGACGCAGGCACGCAATGTGACGTCATCAGTGCGCGTGCGTTCTGATGGAACCCTTCCTGTTGCATGCGCGCAAACTGGTGACGCAGAAGACGCCGTGTCAGGTCTGTGTCAACCGCGGCATAGATGAGCAAGGTGTCTAGCGCGACACGCTCATAGCCTTCGTCGAAGACACGCTTCTTGCGGTCCTTCTTCGTTCCGAACAAGTAGGCCTCGAGTTCCTTCTTGCTCAGCTCCATCGTGAGGCCGTCTTCGATGCCCTCGATGCCCTTCTTCGGCTTGCCCTTGCGTGCCTTGATGAGCACGGTCCGCACGCCTTCCTCTTCAGGTGTGAGCTGCTCCGCCAGCTCCTGGACCTTGTCCGCGTAGTTGCCGAACATCGGGAAGTAGCTACGGCCCAGTGTCTTGAGGCCGTACGAGCCCGTCATGTCTTCACGCAGGAGGTGCTCGCCGAGCATCGAATCCCACGCGACGTTGTTGACGCGCCAGCCGTGACGCAGCTCGAGGAACTTCAAATCGAACTTGGCGTTGTGGAAGACCTTGGGCTTGGGGCACTCGAGCACACGCTTGACGTGCCCAATAACGTCCGCCAGCTCTTCCGGGTTCCAGGGCGCTTCACGATGAAACAACGGGATCGCGGTCGCGCAGCCAGTGTCCCAGGCGAACGACACACACAGGACCTTCGCGTCCTGTCGATGCGGGTTGACCGTGTTGGTCTCGGTATCCACTGCGATCGCGCATTGCGCGGCGTTCTTCGCGCCGGTCACAACGTGATCGATGATCGTGTCGCACACCTCCTTGACCTCGGCGACGGTCGTCGGGATGCGGTAGTCCTTGGTGACCTCTTCGAGCGTCGCGTTCGAACCAGCCTCGTCAATGCCGCCCGCGATTCGAGCAGCGCGAACAACGTCGGCATAGAACAGGTTGTAGAGGCCAGTCTTCGCGCCGACGTGCTTGGTCGAGAAGGTCGGGAGCACCTTGTAGGTCTCGCCGTCGATGTCGAGGGTGAGGAGGCGTCCGCGCGCATCCATGAAGCCGCCCGTGTAGCCCATCGCCTTGAGCGCCGTTGCACCAAACGCGACCACGATCTTGGGCTTGCGGTTCTTCAGCTCGGCACGCAGATAGTTGGCGCACTGCCGAATCGTCGCCGCGCTCGCGGTCGCGTTCTGATCACGGCCCTCTTCAACCTGGCACTTGACCGCGTACGTATCCCACTTGTTCAACGCGCCGATCTTGAGGTGCCCGCCCGTGCGCGCGTCCAGTTCCTTCAGCTCCTTCCAGATCGTGCGCAGAATGCGCCCGTTGCGCCCGTAGAAGATTTGCTGGTTGTTGGTCGACCAGGACGACGGGGACTCGGACACGAACATGATGTCGACGTGTCCTCGATACCCTTCACCAAGTACGCACCCCTTCTCGTACAGGTCGCAACCCTTGCAGTTGAGCCCTTTGATTTGCTTGTCTTGAGCGTCCGGATTCAGCGACGGGTCATCTGCTGAAATCACCGGAAGCTTGACCTTCTTCGTGGCCATTACATCTCCTCCGGTGTTGGCGCCATAAACATACTCTACACGATGATGTCGTCGTCGTCCGTACCGCTGCCAATGACCTGCGGCGTCTCGGTGTCCACCTTGACCTCGGGATCGGTCGGGGCAGTCGTCTTGGCCATGACCTCCTCGCGCCGCGCCCGCGTGGCGTCGAGCAGGTGCTTGATGGAGAACACGGAGATCAGCTCGAGAGGCTGACACGGCCCCATCACATCTACGAGACGTTCGAGCACGCGGGCTCGCTTCACCTCGTCGTTGCTGATGTGATGCGGCGAGCGCTCCGACACCTGCTTGAGGAACGTCGGGGTCTCCGTGCGGTAGCGTGTCTGTGCGAGCAAGCCCTGCGACGCCTCGACCCAGTTCACGACCAACCACTCCTGCTTGACGTCGAGGTAGACGCCCTTCTTGGTCTTGTTGATGTCGTCGAGCTTGTTGAGGTCACCGAGCATCACGCGGATGGTCGTCATACCGGACATCTGGTCCTGCGTGCCCACCGACGCGGTCTGGATCGCCGAGCCCAGGATGGTCTCGAAGATCTGCTCGTTCTCGGACGTTGTCTTGAGGCGCGCGAGCTGCTCACGCCGGGACTCGGCGAAGTCGTAGGCGAACGTGCGGTAGTCCGGGATCGGATTCGCACCGCCGCGCGCCTTCGCCAGCTCGTCGAGCAGCTTGAGCATGGCCATCTCAGGGAACATCGCTTCACGGAACCGCGAGGTCGCGTGCGCGGGGAGCTTGTTGCCGGACACGTACTCCTGCTCGATCGCGCTTTGGTACGCCCGCAAGGTCGCCATGTGCGGCAGAAGCCCGACCACCATATCGTGGCGGGTCTTCGAGATCAGGTGGTCGCCGAACTTGCCGGTGAGCGCCAGCACCGGGTCCTTGTGGTTCGCGTCCTTGACCAGCTCGAATTGCACGAAACGCGACAACGACGCGGCGTCACGCAGAGGACGAATGGCGCAAGCCACGAGCGGGAAGCGAAGGTGGTAGGTGCGGCTCTCGCCCGTCGTCGTTCCGATCGACCAGTTGACCGCGGACTCTCCGATCAAGTCACGGCACAGCTCGAGGACCTTGCGCACCATGATCGACTTGGCGTCGTTGCCGCCATAGTCCTCGAACTCCTCGAGACAGAGCGTGAGGCTCGAGTTGTTGCGCTGTTGGCGGATGGACGCCGCCGTGTAGCCCTGCATCGTCAGCGCATGCGCCACGATGTTGATGCGAGACGCGCTGCCTCCACCGACAAACCCTGCGGTGAACTTGCTCTTGCCGGACTCGTGCTCGGCGTTGAGGATGACGGCGGTCTGACGTGTGAACACCGACATCATCGCCAGGCACATGACGTAGGCCGTCAAGAACGTGCAGTCGAGCTGCTGATAGCGGAACGCCCAGCCCGTCTCGATCATGTCCTTGACGCGCACGAACAGGTCGACGAGATCGACGTTCGCGGTGAGGTCCTGCGCATCGACGATGGTCTTGATCCAGGGCTCGCCTGAGTTGTCGAAGATCACGCCCTCGTGACGAGGACCGTCGAGGGGTGTCGCCGTGAAGTTCGCCCCGTCGTGCAGCAGGCAATACACGTCACGGCCGTTCACCAAGTAAGAGCGCATGTGCCCCTCCGTGGATTCCATCATGTGAATGCCTTGGCTCTTGATCGGGGCGTGGTCCATCGAAGGTAAGTCCTTTGCCATCATGAGGAGTGCGAAGTTCAGGTACTCGCGATACTTCTTCGCTTTCATCGTGATGTTGAACTGAGCAACCTCAGGATCGTCACCAACAATGAAAGGAGGGTCACCAACCGTGTCTGCGATGAAGTCATAGATGGGACCGTAATGCCGAGAGATGAGGGTCTCTGCACTGCGTTCGTCATTCAGGATGACCGTGTCTGTCGTACGGCTGGCCTTGTTCCAGAGCGACAAGATGCGCTTGCGCCCTTCGCCGTTTTGAATACCCACCGGGTGGTACTTGTCGAGCAACGTCCGATAGAGGCGCTTCACGAACTCTTCTTCATTGTCGTTCTTGACGAGAATGTCCCGCCGAAGAATCACCGCGTCGATGCCGTGGTCATTCGCAACTGCGACGCAGTACGAATTGCACACTTGCTCGTCCTTGAGGAGGAGGCCCCAACGCTTGGCGGCGTGACTGATCGCTGAAACATCCGACGTGCCTGACTTTGCAAGCTCCGCCGACAACTGGTCGTAGCACCACTCGTCCACCGCTGCGTACATCTTCTCGTCTACGACGTACCTGACCCACCGGGGGTACCCGATTTCACGGATGGCGTCATCGGGGTCTTTGATGCGCGCGTTGGGGCGTGTCGGATCGTGCCAATCCACGTACTGCTCTGGCCAACGGAACACCCGGAAGGCGATATTCTTGTTCTTGGTGGCCTCGAGCACGTGTTTGACGAAGTTGTCTCCGCCGCCATCACGGTCCGGGATGAGCCACGCGCGGTGGATGTTCAGCGCGAGGAGACGGTCTACCGACTGCGAGCCGCCGCCGCTCAAACCCAGCGCGATGTAGTCGTCAGACTGGCGCCGGATCTGTTGCGCGATCGCACACAGGATGTCGAACTCGCCTTCGCTGCAGTGCGCGATGTGCCCCTTGTCGGGACCGTCGGCACCGTGCTCTTCCGAGGTGAGGTACGTGCGGTAGTAGCGCAGGCCATAGAACCCGCGGAACCCGTCCATCTCCGCCTCGTACGTATCCTCGACCCACGCCTGGCTCACGCACGGCTTGGCGGGCTCCCGCAGCTTGAATCGACAGATCGACGTCGGCGTATCGTCGTATGGAAGCACGAGATGTCCGATGTACGTCTGTCCGTCGGTGTACTTCCCGAAGTAGCTGCGGAAGAACTTGTACTCCTCCGACGTCGGTCCGAAGTGGTTCTCGACATCCACGATGCGCGGGAAGATGCCGATCAGGTCGCGATCGCAAAGGGTGACCCACACCCCGAACTGGTCGAACTTGCCACTGGGTTGATCCTTCTCGGCAACCAACTCACCAGGCGCACTCTCACCGAGCCCACGCCCAAGCAAGTACTGCAACGTGGGCAGCGTCCAGTTCAACCCATCTGCATCGAGCGTCCCTGCCGCAAGCGACCCAAGCGCCTTGAACAAGAGCGTGCTGTAGAACTTCATCAGCGCAGCCTTGTTCTTCTGATGCACCTCGTGGTCGCGAACCTTCTCGAACAACTCCTTGGGGATCGCCGCAGAGAGCCCCCACCGCTTCTTCGCATAGATGAGCGCGTCAGCCACGCTCGTCTCGTTGAGCGCTGCGATGAGGTGGATGGGATTCCAGAACGCCTTGTGGCAGCCGAAGCAGCTCGCGCGGTTCTTGTACGGTGTAACGATGAACGACGCGGTGCCGTCAGAGTGGAAGGGGCAGCGTCCCTTGATATGGGGTCCCGATTGATGAAAGCCTGAATCGGGCTTCGCCTCGGCGAGCCAGCTCAACCAGTCGTTGTTTTGGATGTCGGTCCAAACACGGTTGAGGCGCGAGAACGCAACCTTCGAATCCCCCGTCTTTGCCTTACGAGCCACCGAACTTCTCCTTGAACTCGGGACAGGTGTCCTGGTACTGGCACCAGCCACACGGCCAGCCCGGCTGGTTGTTCTTCTTCATGCGCGAACGTGCAGGACGCGCCACGTAGGGCTCGACCAGATTCTGAGCGACCGTGTTGATCCGCGAGAACAGCCACGGGGTGTAGGCCGCGCGAATCCGATCGGCAGGGATGTACGTCGTCCACTGGATGCGCAGGTCGTCGGGCCCTTGCATGAAATGGATGCCGCCGCGCACGCCCGCGATGTCCGGCATGTTGGGCAGCGCCAGTACACCGTACGCTTGCAGCTGCTGCCGCTTTTTTTGATCGTCCTCGAGCCGCTTGGCGACGCCCGACTTGTGATCGATCAGGTAGAGATCGTCATCGCGCGTGAGCGCACCGAGGTCGAGCTTGCCGCGGAAGAACACGTTGTCACCGAAGAACGCCGCCGGCTTGTATGCGTCGGTGAAGCCCCAGTCAGCCTCGACGAACACCTTCTTGACGCCCTGAGCTTTGCAGAACGTATCGAAGCGCCGGAGGAAGTCCTCCATGTTCTCGTCGAGCAGCTGCAACATCTCGCGCTCGTTGGTCGTGAGCGGCGTCTTCTCGGACGCTTCCTTGTGTGCGTGCTCCGCGGGCTTGCCCAAGATGCGATGTTCGAGCACGGCATGCGCCACGATGCCGACCTTGGTGTCCGACGGCGCAGGCGCAGCGGCCGTCTTGAGTACGTGCTTGTGGCGGAACTGTGCGGGACAGGTCTCAGCCACTTCCATCTTGGAGAAGGACCAGGGGGCGAACTTTCGGGCAAGGTCGGAGATCTCGAGAGCTGCCACGTTCACCCCTGTTCAGTTGGAAAAAAAAGCGCCGTCTTTCCGGCTGTCAGTTGTCTCTCCAACCGTCACGAGTATTCCGGGCGTCGACCAATCGACCTGTTTAGGCTCCCCGTCGGTTTCTGCAGCCCGACGGCCCACTCATCCCGAGGCTCTCTCGTCTCCTTGGTCTCGTCGACCCTCCCGGGTCACATCGGCTTGTTCGACGATCGCGCGCCCTTCGTGGGCGACGTCGGCTTCGCCGGCTCGGTCGGCGTGCTCAGGTCGGGCTCGGGACCACCGTCCGCGAGCGCGGCATCGAGCGCACCGCCCGCGAACTGCCCCTCTGCTTCGATCGCCGCCGAAGGCGCACGCGCGGGCCGCGCGTACCAGTCCGCGAGGAACATCTTGCGCCCCGCGACGTACATGCCGTAGAGCGCCTCGGCGAGACGCATCACGTGCTCGGGGTTGTCCTTGCCCGTGGGCTCGACCTTCGCGATGTAGTAGAGGCCGAGATCGCCCGTCTTCTTCTCGGTGTTCAGCAGGTAGCTCTGACGCCAGAGCGACGTCTGCTGACCCGCGAGCGAGAGCAGCGCAGACCCCGCCTTGCGCGACGTCTTGCCGAACTGCACCATGTACACGCCGGGGTTCGTCAGATCGGTCGACATGACGATGGCGACGATGTTGTTCTGGCAGTTCGTCTTCTGCTGGTCGCCACGGCCGCCGTTCTGCTTGCCAAACGGCAGGTGCGGGCACTTCAAGCACTCACCGTACGGCGAGCCGAGCTTGGCGTCGGGCGCCTGGCACTCCGGATTCTTCCCGTTCGTCGGGAAGTTGATGTTCTCTTCGAAGATGTAGAGCAGGATCATCGAGAACGGACGCTCGAGAAGCTGCCCCGCCGAGGTGTAGAGGTCACCGTTCTTGGCGGCCTCGGGCTTGTTGTCCGACTGCGACGTCGGCTGCACGATGCTGATGCGCGGCACCTTCCAGGCCGCGACCATCTCCTCCATGCCGGGCTTGGAGGGCGAGGCGAGTGCCGCGAGAGTGCGGACCGCCTGACGCGCCACGTCGGGCATCGTCGTATCGTCGGCGAGAGCGCTCAACGCCTCGCGCCGCTGGACGACAACAGCCTCGAGATCGGCCGGGTTCATTGCAGCGGCAACGGCCCCCATCGAGGGCTTCGCAACCAGGGCCTTGGCAGGGATGATCTTGGTGGAGTTATCAGGGGTTCCGTTGGTGGGCTCGGTCATGTCATGTCCTTTGGAATGTGGAAAGTGGAGGGCCACTCTAGGGATTTTGATGTTTGTTTGGCAAGCATGTCGTGCAGAAAATCGACGCACTATTCCTGGGGTGCGAAACAAAATCGCACCCTACAAATTCGCTGGTGTACGTCCCGGGATCGACACCCAACAGGTAGCGCACGATCGTCGAACTATTTGATCACTGGTCGTGGGCTTGGTAGGTTGTCCGTGAACATGGTGACCCCCACGGCACGTACCGCCTCTATGTACTACGCAGAGGTTGCACGCATGCCCCTGGTGGATGACCCCACCGAAGAGCGTCGTTTACTTCGGCGGTGGCAGCAGCAGGGAGACGTGCAAGCGCGCAACGCCATCGTGCAAACGCACCTTCGCTTCGTGGTCAAGCAGGCCCACAAACGGAGCAAGGACCCCGAGGCCGTCAAGGACTTCATCGCGGCAGGCAACCTCGGACTCCTCAAGGCCACCGACAAGTTCGACTGGGCCCGCAAGCCGTACATCCGTTTCCTGACGTACGCCGGCTGGTGGGTCTATGAGGAGATGTCGAACCAGGACTACACGACGGCAACGCTCGTCCATGTCCCGGCACATCGACAGAAGGCACAGCGACGCAACGCACGTGAGTTCCGCGCTGCGATGCAGGAGCACGGTCCCGAGAACGCCGGCGTTCAAGCCATGAACCCTGGCCGGTCCGAGAGCATCGTCGTATCCATCGAGGCCGCGCGCCACACCGCTGACGTCATGGAAGCCGAGCCGACGTCTTCCTACGGGTCCGATCGACTCCGGGCGCTCGTGCGCGAGGGCATCGGGCGTCTGCCTCCTCGAGAGCAGACCGTGCTCAACCTCTTCTACGGCGTCAAGGACGACGCGCGGAACCTGATCCAGATCGCCTCCATCATGGGCATCTGCCCCGAGCGTGTTCGTCAGATCAAGCTCAACGGCATGCAGCTCCTGCACACCGAGCTGAAGCAGCGCGTCGGCCTGTCGACCGAAGACGCGTACCTCTAGAAGCCGAGGAACTTCGCTTCGTCGTGGCTGATCGAGACCAGCTGCGTGTAGGGCTGGCCGTCACGCGTGTACGCGACCGGATCCTTGAGGTTGCGCATGACCAGCTCGAGCCGTTCCACCTGCGCCTGCTCGCCCTCGATGAAGTCCTGCTCGGTGAGCAGGAAGTTGACGATGCCAGCGCCGACCGTGATCTGCTCTCCGCCGCTGCCGTCGATCATCCCCGTGGACCCGGTGCTGCTGGTGCTGTAGTTCATGATCATCGCGCCGGCCTTCTGCGCCTGACGGGCCTGCTTCATGACGTCAAGCAGTGCAGCATCCGTGATCCTATACTCGGTACGCACCTTGGCGATGCGCGCGATGCGCTCCTCCACCTTGGCCTTGATCGAAGTGACCTTGGTCGTCATCGCTGTGACCAGCTCGACCGCGGTCTTCTGGTACTCGTAGCGGAACATGTTACCGATCTGCTGAACCTGCATGGTCTCTCCTAGAGTTTGGTTTCACGCACCGATGCAGCGATAGTCTCGTCGCACAGTGTTTGAATGTCGTTGAGGGTGTTGGGGCCTGGTTCTACCTCGAGCGTCTTGAAGATCGTTAACTGCCCTGCCTTGTTCAAGGCAAGGCCAGAGATCGACGTACTCATCAAGTCAACACGCAAGGCTGCCGATACAGCTTTCTTCGCATTACGCGCGAGCACTCGAATCATCGAGAAGTCGATCGCCGAGAATGCCCAACCGTCAGGTTGTTGCTGCATCAGCGTGCCCATCAAGTTGATGGGGTCGACGGGCGCTTGCCCGAGAATGGACAGCACCGCATCCGCGTTGCACACCCCGAGCTTTTTGAGCTTGGCGAGGTTTTTGATCACGGACGGTGATAGATGCTCGCTGACCTTCAATTCGATGATGAAGGGCGGTGCGATGTCAAAGACGTCGTCCGTATTGTTGCCAGCCAGTGTCTCGAGAGTGAACGTCTTCACAGTGAGCGGGCCTTTTTGATGAAATCCAACGTGGATGTCTTCAACGTTGGGTCCTTGCCAATACGTTCAGCGATGAGCAGGGCGAGTGCCGCTGCTTCAAGCAATAGAAAACCGACGGCACGCAGACGTGCCGACGTAACGATGCGCATGGAGTTACTCCTCTACGTGCGCGATGACGCGCTCGCGGTCGATGTTGCGCAGCGAGAGCGAGCGGAGAGTACGCCCCTCCAGGATCTCGCCGACGACGAAGTAGAACTCCGCGGCGACTTCCGTGACGGTCTTGTTGGGGTCGTTTTGAACGGCACACCAAACGGCACGGATGTCGCGCAGTCGTCCAATCACGTCGTTCGCGACGCGGACGCTAACCCCGCTCCGACCTCCGCGCCGTCGACTCACGCCTTTGAGCCTCGGGGCTCGAACGGCTTCGTCCCGCAATGCAGGCACGTCGGCACGTTGACGTTGTTCAACAGCACGCGGTCGCAAGACGGGCATGTGGGTTGTGCCTTCTCAGAAGCAGTCTTGATCGCTTCGGGGTCTACATCGACGCCAAGTTTCTCCATGTCGCTACTCTAGCGCAGGGAGACCTTCTTGCTGGTACCGATTCGGTTGCCCCGCAGGACGGTGTACTCGGCGGGGGAATCGGAGGCGTTCAGGAACTTCTCGGCTTTGTTGACCGAGTCGAACTCGTGAACGGTTCCGACCACCACGTAGACCTTGCGGGAGACGCGAGACTTCTTGTCGTCGGCGTCATCATCCGCTTTCGGGTCATCCGGCTTGGCGGCCGGCTTGGTTTCCGGCTTGGCTTCCGTGGGCTTTGCCGAGGCGGTGGAGGTGGCGGCAGCGGCGGCTTGAACACCGAGCGGCGCGGTGGGCTTCTGGTTCGGTTGTGCTTGCGACATAAACATGTCCGTACCATTTGGAAGGCACGCCTCGCAAGCATTCACTGCCAATTGTCACCGCGCACAACCGCGCCAATCGTGCGGTAGTTGACCCCATACAACGCGCCAAGTTCGGCCTGAGTGACCCCGCCCTCACGGTAACGCCGTCGAATAGTTGCAACGACCTCCTCCGTTAGAATCGCGCGAGGTGAACGAGACGGGTATCGCTCCGGCGTTCGACGTCGCGGGTTTCGATCCCCGGTCAGAGACCTTCCACGCTCCACCATATCGTTGGCATTGTCCGCCTTGGTCCCGAGCACCAAATGCGTTGGGCGAACACATGCCGGCGTATCACACGTGTGTCGTAGAACGAGTTTCTTGGGGAGCGTGTTCCCTGCGAGACACCACGAGAATCGATGAGCTTGCCAAAGCTGGCCGTATTGTCGAAAACGACCGTACCCGCATCGATCAACACCCCCTTGCCAGAGCCAACAACCGTCGGTGACTTGGACATGTCGCCAGAACAAACCCGCTCGTACTATTTTCCGCGACAATGCACCCACATACTACACCACTTACTTCCGCACCACCAGTTCGAGGGATCGGTCATCGGAAAGTGTCCCAGGGCGATCGACTGGGCAACGCCCACTACCACTGCTTCGGCGTGCTTGACCATCTTGTCCGAGATGACGCCGGTGAGCTTCTCGTAGCGCGGACGAGGCACTTTCGCGCGCCCCTTGACGACCATGTCGACTTGAACGTCGGGCACGTGCTCGACACCCGCGTAGATCGCGAACTGCAAGTCGTTCTGCAGGTCACCCTCGGACCACTTGTCCGTGACGACCTTGAGGTCGTGCACGCGCTTGGGCTTCGTGGGTTGCTTCGACCCGAGCGCTTCGCGGATGTCCTGGTACTCCTGCTCGGTGTGCGACTGCACCTGGATGCTGTCGATGCGCCCCAGCACGGGGAGCTTGATCTTGCCGTCCTTGGCACGGAACACCGCGTGGAAGGTCTTCTCGACCTCGATCGGCGTCGCGTCGACCGCGGCCTCGTCATAGTACGCGTTCGTGCACTTCACGCCGGTGTCCTTGACCGAGCCCTCGTCCTCACCTTCCCAGTCCTCGATCAGCTTCTTCGTTTCGTTGAACGAATCCGAGTAGGCGTCCGTGGCCATCTCGCGCGAGGGCAAGGTGCCGGTCTCGAGCCGACCCTTGAGCACCTTCTCGACGGCGTTGTGCACCTGGATGCCCTGGAACATACGCGCGACCGTGCGTCGGGGCTTGTGCTGGAGGTACGCCAGCTCCCACGACTTGGGGCACTTGAGGAACATGCCGACCTGCGACGGCGACAAGTATCCACGCGGCAGGATGTCGACCAGCTCAGGCTCGACGTCAGCGGGTACTTCGATTGCGGGGTCGAGGAACGCCTCGACTTCTTCCATTCCAATGGTCATCGCTTGCCTCCAGGAAAGTCAAAGGACTCCCCTTCCATGAGTTGACGTTCGGGGACCGGGAACTTGCCCGGGTTGGTTGCGGCTGCTTTAGCTGATGCGCGCAGGACTGCATCCATGTCGACGGGCGCCTGACCTCCGTCGACGACAGCGAGCGGCGGGGGTATAGGTGCCGTGGGCGCAGGCGTGTTGAACGCTGCGGCCCCGAGTGCCTCCGGCGTCGACGGCGGCACGTCATCACGCGTCACCTCAACCGACACCACCGCCTTGTTCTTGGAGAACTTGATGTCGTCCTCCGAGGCCGAAATGCCTTGCTGCGCTAGGTCCTGTTTGATCAGCCGGACGATGTCCGACGCTTCATACGTCACCACGATCTTCATTTGGGACCTCCATGCAGTACGGGCAGGGCATACGCCTTGACGACGGGCCGGTTCACGCTCTTCGGATGAATGCACCCTGGTTGAAAGGGCTCCACGCCCTTCGCAAGGCAACTGACCGTATGCGGACAGAGAGCGCATTCTATTTTGTTTGTGAGTAAGGAATCTACGTCGACCTTGTGGTCGAGCAAGTGTGCAACTGCGGTCTCGAGCGTGCCGTGCCCGAGCATTCGATACACGGTGACTTTGTTGTTCTGTCCAATTCGATAGTTACGGTCCAAGCATTGAGAGTATGCGTTCAGTGAATACGGCAACGAGCTGTAGATCATGTACGACGCGGAGTTCAGTGTGATGCCAACGCCCGTCGTAACTTGTCCGATGTAGACGCGAACCTTCGGATCGTTGTTGAACGCGTCCACCAAGGACATCGGGTCACGTGACCCGCCATCGACGCGCACGTACCCCAGCTCCTCGCGCGCGAGCCGCTCCTCGATGAGGTCCATCTCGATGTGAAAGGAGCACCAGATGATCACCTTGTGCGTCGAGTCGGCCAGGATGTTGTTGAGCAACTCCATGATCGCGTCGAGCTTGGGGTGGTCATCGAAGGTGATGGTTGTGGAAGGCCATGGAGACTGGTCCACCAAACAACGAGGCGTACGCGGCAGGATCATCCGTTCGACGCACGACTCGCGGTGCTCGCACGCAGTCCCGCCACGCACCGTGTCGCAGAAGTACGGGTCCTTCTCGCTCTTGATGAGGAAACCGGACGTGACCTGCAACAACTTCATCAGCGCCGCGGCGCGATGAGGCATCTCGATGGGTGACATCATGGCGGGGAGAATGGCCTTGGCGGTCGGGTCTCCTGAGCGGATCTGGATGCCGAGCTTCGCCAATTCAGCGGGGTCGATGCCCATCGTAATGACGATGTCGTCGTACGCCTTGGTCTGCGCCGCGGACAATGAATAATCGATGTTTACAAATGAGCGCTCGGGCAGGTCCAAGCACTGCTCTTTCGTACGTCGAATCGATAAGAACGTCGTACGGGCATTGACGATATCGAGATTCTTGTAACCAACAACGATGGGAGAATTCGGACCGCGTGTGATGACGAACGTCTTTTTGTACTTCCAGTACGTCTCGGGCATGAACGCTTCGCCCAAGATCTTGTAGGGGCCGTACAAGTCCAGAGGATTCCCCTCGGTGGGGGACCCCGTCATGAGGATGCGCCGAGCCGCTTTCTGCGCGATCTCCCAGGTCGTCTTGGTTCGCGTGGACTCCCAGGTCTTGACGAAGTGGCTTTCGTCGCAGACCAAGATCCCGTAAGGCAGCCGTTCTACGAGCAAATCCACTAAACTTCTCGCAGTGTCGTACGTCGCCAGGACTATGTCGGTGCCCTCTGCCGCCGCCCGATCGAGGGCGTCACGCTTCTGTTTGGGCGTCCCGGTCAACGCGGCCCACGTGAGCTGGCGGCCAGAATGAAGATCGATCTCCCGTCCCCAGTTGCGCACTGTGACGCGGGGACCCAACACCAGCGCGGTGGTCGGATTTCGCGCATGCCGCAGGAGTCGAATCAGGTCGATCGCGATCTTCGACTTGCCCAACCCGGGATCGTAGAACAACGCGGCCCGCATGTTGTAGAACACGTGGCAGAGTCCTTCGATCTGATGTTGGTATGGCTCCGTGACGAACTTGAAGTCCGCTGGCAGTCTTTGCGCCTGCAAGCGCGCACGCACGTCCTCGAGATCATCGATATGGCGCTGAGCAACCTCCGAGATCGCGACGTCGACGTCCGACGCCACCGTGCGGAAATCCGCGAGCACCTTGTCCGACGCGGGGAAGAACGCGGGGTACATCCACAGCGCCCGATCAGCATCCCAGGTGGCCCCGAAGATTCGACTGAATGTCGGATTCTGTCCGTGCACCAGAAACACGGGCGTTCCATTGCCCGCACGTCCGACGCGGATTTCCATTTGGGTACGTCCCATGGGGCGTCCGCCTTTCTATCATGTGATGATTGCGGGGTAAACCATGGCCGATGATGGAATGTTTGACCCGGGTATCGCCGATCTGACGACGCGGAACTCCGCTTCGCAGGGCAGCCCACTGTTCGACTTCCTCACGGCGTTCGCGCCAAGGAAGCTCAAGGACCTCTTCCGCCTGTGCGAGTACCTCTACTTCAACAGCGCGCAGATCTACGCGGCGCTCCAGAAGTTCTGCACGTACCCCGTCACGGACATCACCTACGAAACGCAGAATGAAGCGCTCAAGGAGTACTACGAGGACCTGCACAACAAGACGCTCAAGACCAAGCGCATCTTGATTCGAGCGGCTGTCGACAAGTTCGTCTACGGCAATGCGTTCTTCTCGATGTACGCACCGTTCGTACGCTTCTTGAAGTGCCCGCGCTGCTCTGTGCTGTCGAACATTCAACAAGTCACCTACAAGTTCAAGCTCAAGAAGCTCGCCTTCAACTACGTCTGCAAGGGCTGCAACACGCGCGTGGACGCGGGTGCGAAAGATGTCGTCGACCGCAAGATCACGCGCAAGGACCGCATCTCGGTGATCCGCTGGGACTCGAAGCTGATGGACATCGACTACAACCCCATCACCGGACACAGCGAGTACTACTACACGATCCCCAAGGAGATTAAGGAACGGTGCGCCAAGGGGAACAAGCACCTCATCGACACGATGCCGATGGAGTTCTTGCAGGCGATCCGCGAGGACAAGATCTTCAAGTTCGCGGAGGGCCAGGTCTTCCACATGCGTATGGACGCGCCCGCGGGCATCGAGGCCCAATGGGGCTTCCCGCCACTCGCGTCGACGATCAAGCTGTTCTTCTACGCGGCCGTCCTCCGCAAGGCGAACGAAGCGATCGCGCTCGACTACATCGTCCCGCTCCGCATCGTTTCGCCGAAGCAGTCGTCAGCGAACGCTGACCCGATGACGACGATCTCCCTGTCCAAGTGGACCTCGGAGATGAAGAGCAGCGTCAAGAAGTGGCGCCGCGACCCGCTCCACATCATGTGGTCGCCGGTGCCCGCAGAAGTCACGCACCTCGGCGGCCAAGCACGCGCTCTCATGACGCTTGGTGAAATCCAGGCGGCGGAAGACAACATCATCGCTGCGATGGGCCTGCCCAAGGAGTTCATCTACGGCGGCTTCTCAGCGATGGGCTCCGGCATCCAGCTTCGCGTCCTCGAGAACCAGCTCGTCCATCAGACAGGTGACCTCAACGACCTTCTTCAGTGGATCACGGACATGTCAGCCAAGCAGCTCGGACGCGGCACCGTGGTGGTCGCGCTCGCGCCGTTCCGTTTCATCGATGACGTGCAGCAGAAAGCGCTGCTCCTGCAGCTCAACGGTGCGGACCCGACAACGGGCCCCTGGATCTCCAAGCGCACACTCGGCGAGGCCTTCGACGTCGACCCCTCGGACGAGCGCAAGTGGCGCATGCAAGAGGCGCTGGACGATGCGCGCGTCGCACAAGACCTTCAAGTCGAGATGCAGAAGCGGCAGAACAACTTGGGGGCTCAGGCGCGTGCGCAAGCCCAACAAGGGCAGCAAGGGTTGGCCTACGATCAGCAGGCCGTGATCGCGCAAGCAGACCAGATGGTCCAGCAGATGATGGGCCTCGACCCGGGGACACGCCAGTCACAGATGCACGCGCTCCAAACGGAAGACATGGTGATGTACGCCGTCGTCAAGGAACGCATGCACGACATGACGACGCAGCAGAACCAACAGGCGGTGGCGGCAGCTCGTCAGGGCGGGGACCCGGCAGCTGCAGGTGGCGCACCGCCAAACGGGGTTCCCCCGGGCGCCGTTGGTCAGTAGGATAAACCATGCCGCAAGAGACAGAAGACTTCGCCGAAGTCATCGAGAAAGCCCAACGCGTCAGCAACGACCTGGGTAACCTGTTCAGTGCACAGAACGGACCGGGGCGCGTTGCGTTCGAGCCCCGCGGCAATCGCGCCGGTCCTGACATGGACTACGAGGCGCACTCCGAGGTCTTCGCTCTTCCCGCCGATCGTGACAGCTACGAAGATGTCATGAACCAGGTGCTGCGAGGCGAGGCCATCATGCGCTACGAAGATCGGACCTTCTCGAAGGAGGGGGACTTCCTCGTCGCGCTCGTGTACCTGACGCCTCGCGCGCGCCCGGCGCCTGCGAACAACCAGGACGCAGGAGACGCAGAGCCTGTGGAACGACCGCGACGGCTGCCCTAACGGAGTCTTGTACCAAAATGCTGCCGAATCTACGACCCATCCTCGAGGACGCTGAAACGCGTCGGGACATGATTCGGAAAAAGGCCGTCGAAGGCCTCGAACAATCGTTCCCGCTCAAGGCGGGCAAGCACACACTCGAGCTGTCCAACGTCCGAGTGGACCCGCAGGACTACTCGTCCAAGGACCAGAAGCGTGCCGTGCTCGAAGGCAAGACCTTGTCCGAGCGCGTGCGCGGCGACCTCACCGTCAAAGATGCTGCTGGTGCCGTCGTCGATCACGCGAAGAACTTCATGTTGATGCAGCTGCCCTACTTCACACCGCGCCACACCTTCATTGTGGACGGCACGGAGTACTCCGTCGCGAACCAGCTACGCCAGAAGCCTGGCGTGTACATCCGCCGGCGTGGCAACGAAGAACTCGAGTCGACGTTCAACCTTTCGAAAGGTGCGAATTTCCGCGTGTCGATGGACGCCGAAAAGGGCCTCCTCTACATGCAACCGTCGCACACGACGTCGAAGATCCCTCTGCACCCCGTGCTCCGTGCGTTGGGCATGCCCCAACAAGACATCGCGCAACACTGGGGCCCGGAGATTGCGGGCATGAACCGCGACGCGTGGAAGAACCCGGACAAGCACGTCAGCAAGCTCTACGAAACGCTCGTGCACCCTTCGAAGCAGACCGCGACGACGCCCGAGGAGAAGGCGCGCGTGCTGCGCGAGTACTTCGACAACACAGCGATGGACCCTGAAGTCACCGCACACACCCTCGGCTATCCGTACGAGAAGGCGTCGCCCGCAGCGATCCTCGCCGCGTCGAAGAAACTGCTCGACGTCCACAAGGCGGCAGCGGATGTCGATGACCGTGACTCGCTCGCGTTCAAGACGTTCCACTCGGTCGACGACTTCGTCAAGGAACGCATCGGACTCGAAGCGCGCGCGATGCGCAACAAGCTCGGGTGGAAGCTCGATGCGGCGCATGGGGACCTGAAGAAGGCGTTGCCGTCGGGGCCATTCACACGGTCCATGCAGGGCCTCCTGGTCGGGTCGTCGCTCTCCGCGGTGCCGATGCAGATCAATCCGATGGAGCTTCTCGACGAAGCGTCACGCGTCACGATGCTCGGTGAGGGCGCGATTGCATCCGAACGCGCCATTCCGCTCGAGGCCCGTGACGTTCATCCGACGCACTTCGGAATCCTCGATCCTGCTCGTACGCCCGAAAGCTTCAAGGTCGGAGTCGACTTGCGCGCCACCATCGGTGCAAAGCGTGACGACAAGGGCAACCTCTACGCACCCGTGCGGGACGCAAAGACCGGGGTCGCGACCTACCTCAAGGCTAGCGACCTCGCCAAATCGGTGATCGCGTTTCCAGGTGAACACCTGGGTGCAGGCAAGATCGTCGACGCGATGGCGCACGGTGTCGTATCGCGCGTGACGTCGGACAAGGTGACTCACCAACTCGAGCACGTTGCGGATCAGTATGGCCCGACATCGAACCTCCTGCCGCTGGTCTACGGCATCCAGGCGAACCGTGTGCTCATGGCCAGCAAGCACCAGGGACAAGCGCTGCCGTTGACGCATCGTGAGGCGCCGCTCGTCCAGGTTGCATCGTGGAAGCCAGGGACGTCGGTCGAACGGGAGATGGTCAAGCTGATCGTCCCGACCGCACGACAGGCCGGCACGATCACGAAGATCGATGACGACTGGATCCACATCACGCCGCACACCGAGAAACACTCGAGCGCCCCCGACGGCTACACACTGTCGCGCTACGTGGACACTAAAGAAGGGGACACCGCACACAACGTGATCGATCTTCACCACGAAGGTAAAAACGTTGCGTGGCTCGCGTCCCATCCAGGGACCGACGGTGACTACACTTGGGTCAAGAGCATGTACGTGGATCCTGCCCACCGCGGCAAGGGCCTCTCGCGCGTGCTACTGCAAAACGTCATCGACGATCACCCGAACGCCGAGCTGCGCCTGCGTGCGCGTCCATTCCGCGATCACCCGACCCCCGTCGACGCGCTCAAGAAACTCTACGGCGAGTTCGGCTTCAAAACGTACGACGACGAGAACCGCATGGTACGGCCGGCGAGTGCGAAACACGCGTCGGTCCTCGAGGGCACCAAGCTCCACTACGACACTGACTTCCCGCTCGCCGCCAAGACCATGCTCCACAACACGCTGACCGTGAAGGTCGGCGATCGAGTCGAGAAGGGGCAGCTGCTCGCAAGCAGCAACTTCACCAAGGACGGAACGCTCGCGCTCGGCACCAACCTGCGTGTGGCGTACATGCCGTACCGCGGCCTCAACACCAACGACGGCATCGTCGTCTCGCAAGGTGCGGCGGACAAGCTGACCAGCGAGCACATGTACCAACACACGCTTTCGCGTGACGGTGATGCGCAGATCGATCGTGAAAAGCACCGTACGTACTTCGGCAGCCGGTACAGCAAAGACCAGTACGACAAACTGGATGAGAAGGGCGTCGTCAAGCCTGGCATGACGCTGTACAAGGGTGACCCTGTCGCAGTGGGCATTCGGGAGAACAAGGTCACGGGAGATGCGCTCTTACTCGGCAAGCTCTCCAAGTCGCTCATCAAACCCTATGAAGAGGTGATCGAAACTTGGAACCACGATCAGCCAGGGACAGTCGTCGACGTCGCCAATACACCTAGCCATGTCGCGGCGTCGATCCGTACCCAAGAGAGGCTGCAGATCGGTGACAAGCTGTCGAACCGCTTTGGCAACAAAGGCGTCATCGCGAAGATCATCCCCGACCACCAGATGATCCAGGACGAACACGGTCGCCCTGTCGACCTGCTGTTCACGTCGGCGGGAATCGTGTCGCGCATCAACCCGGCGCAGGTCATCGAGACAGCGCTCGGGAAGGTCGCCGAGAAGACAGGCAAGCCGATCGTCATCCCTCAGTACACGCCAGGCCGGGACAACGTCGCCTACGCTAAGGGGTTGCTCAAGGAGCACGGCCTGTCCGACAAAGAGACCGTCCTCGATCCGGTCACAGGCAAGAAGATCCCTGACGTGTTGGTTGGCAAGAGCTACATCTTGAAGCTCTTCAAGACCACCGACTCCAACTGGGCCGCGCATGGCGCCGAACGTTACGACTACAACCAACAGCCATCGCGCGGAGGCGACGAAGGCGCGAAGGGTATTGGTAAGATGGAATTCGACGGGCTCGTCGCGCACAACGCGCGCAACGTGCTGCGGGAAGCCGCGTCGATCAAGAGTCAGCGCAACGACGAGTTCTGGCGTGCAGTGCAACTTGGTCTACCGACACCTTCACCCAAGACACCGTTCGCGTACGACAAGCTGCAGAGCATGCTCACGGGCGCCGGCGTCAAGGTGACGAAGACGGGCTCGCGCTTGGCCCTCGGCCCACTCACCGACAAAGACGTCATGTCGATGTCGTCTGGGGCACTCAAGGACCCGAGCAAGCTCATCCGCGCGAAGGACCTGCGTCCTGAGACGCACGGCCTGTTCGACCCAGGGATCACGGGCGGCATGGCGGGTACGAAGTGGTCCCACGTCGAGCTGCACGAACCGATCGTCAACCCCGTGTTTGAGGAACCTGTACGCCGCCTACTTGGTTTCACCCAGAAGGAATTCACGGACAACGTGGGCAAGGGCGGCCTTTGGTTCAAAGACGCGCTCGGCAAGATCAACATCGATGACAAGCTGAAGGACCTGGTCGCACGTTCGAAGAAAGCGCGAGGCCCCGAGCTGGACGGTGTGGTGAAGCAGATCAAGTACCTCGAGGCATTGAAGGACCGTGACCTCAAGCCTCAGGACGCGTACGTCATCTCGAAGGTGCCCGTGACACCTCCGGTGATTCGTCCCATCCTGCCCCTCAAGGATGGACGTCTCCAAGTCTCCGACGCGAACCTTCTCTACAAGGACGCGTTCCTCGCGAACGACCAGCTCAGGAAGTCGGCGAAGGACCTGCCATCGTCCGAGCTTCCTGCTCCTCGACAGCACCTCTACGATGCGGTGAGCGCGCTCTACGGCGTCGGTGAGCCCGTCAGCCCCAGCGCGGAGAAGCGCGGCGCGAAGGGCTACCTCGCGGCCATCACGGGCACACGCCCAGGCAGTGGCTTCTTCCAGTCCAAACTGATGAAGCGACAACAGGACGTGAGCGGACGCGCGACAATCGCGCCAGACCCTACGTTGTCGATGGATGAGATCGGCATGCCAGAAGGCATGCTCTGGGGCATGTACAGCAAGTTCGTCATTGGGCGACTTGTGAAACGCGGCTACTCAGCCACCGACGCACAGAAGATGGTGGATGACCGTGTACCTACTGCACGTGAAGAGCTGATCAACGAATCACGTGAACGCCCTGTATTCGTCAACCGTGCTCCGTCTCTACATCGATTCAACATCGTGGGGGCTTACCCCAAGATTATCGAGGGCAAGACCATCCGTTTGAACCCGTTCGCCGAGAAAGGTATGAACGCAGACTACGATGGTGACGCCATGCAAATCCATGCGCCGGTCACACCTGGCGGGGTCGAAGACGTCAAGAAGATGACGCTCTCGCACCTGATCTTTGCCGACAAGCGTCCTGGCGTCTTGAACATCGCGCCGGACATGGAAGGCATCCTCGGTCTCCACCGTGCGACGCAGGCACCCAGTGGCGCGAAGACCAAACACTTCGAGTCGCAAGAGGAGGCGATGGCGGCCTACCACCAAGGGGCCATCAGCCTCAACGATCCCATCGAAATCAAAGGGAAGCGCCTATAATACCTGTCGGTATGCCTTTCAAGTCTGAGGCCCAGCGCAGGTATCTCTTCGCGAAAGAACCTGAGGTCGCGAAGGAATTCGCGAAGGCGACGCCCAAAGGCAAGAAGCTCCCCGAGCACGTCAAGAAGTCGCACGTGCGCGGCATCGCCGACGCCCTCGAGCGCTTCGGCTTCAAGCAGGCTGCTGAGGAGCTGCGCTTGAAGATCCCGACGCGAACCTTCCACGGGCTCGACGCCGCACACAAGCCGAACGCCGACCGCAGCACGAAGAAGGCGGACGAAGCGAACACCGCGGACACGTTGGCTCAGATGCTCGAACAGATCGATGCATCCGCGTCGCCCGACGCTCAGCTCGCCGCGAAGGACCCGCTCGATCGCTCCACGTCATGGGGCTCACCGTCGAACCTTGCCGCCGGCGACACTGCGGGCCGGCTCAGTGATATGGGACAGAACACTGCCTTCGGAGGCGTCTGATGCTCGAGCAATACGTGAACCAGGGACGTGTCGATGCGTTGACGCGCTTCAAGATCGCAGCGCCACCCACCGTAATCCCGGTGCCTCCGTTGCACGTCCCGTCTCCGCTGCCCGCTGCAGCTGCCGCAGCGGGACCTGGATTCCTGTCCAAAGCCAAAGACTTCGGCGCAGGCCAGTGGGGTGCGATGAAGGACCTCGCGGCAAACGTGCGCGGCGGCATGGGCGGCAAGATGAACCCGGGCGTCATCACAGGGGACGTTCCTGCAGGCAGCATGGACATGGCGCGTGCATCACAGCGCGGTGCTGCAGTCGGCAATCTGAAGACCCTTGCACCAACGCTGCTCGCGGGTGGCGGTCTCTACATGCTGCACCGGCACAACGAAGCGAAGAAAGAGGAAGAGGCTCGACGACACGCGATGATGAACCAAGGAATGCCGATGCAGGGCGGATACTGACGTTCCAATGGCGACCACGCTCGGACAGCACCTCGTCGACTCCATCCTCCCATCGAAGTGGCGAGGACAGGGGGCGCTCACCAAGGGGAACCTGAACAAGGTCCTCCTCGGTGTCGCAAAAGAGGACCCGAGCAAGTAT